TTCATAACTAATTACTCCTCCCTGAACTAGTAACCCTGCAAATAGCAGAGGTTTCATTTTGTTATCTTCCTTAAACTCTTTACGAGTACTTCTAATAAGTTGTCTTTCTTTTGTTAGGTCATCTAAGCCTACTCTTTCTACAACTCTAAAAAACTTTCCATTTGCTGTATGCTTAAAAGCTCTTATAAGAAAAGCTTCAGGAGCTTGTGTAATAGCTGTACTAAACAAAGCAAACGAACTATTACTTCTTCTCTGCCCTGTTAAGTCTTTAAAACTATTAGGGTATATAGCTATAGTCGGCATTACTGTAGCCGGTGGTAAATTTTTTAATTCTTCTGATTGTAAATCTAATACTGAACTAGGCTTTATATCTTGAGTTAATGCTAAGTCCTCATTGTGATTTAATACTGCACAGCTAGAAATAAAAATCGCCAACAGGCAAAGATATAGTCGTTGTATTACCATCACTATCCGTTATGTTTAAAGTTATTATTCCATCGACAACGCTGTATTCTATTCTGTTGCCTTCCAATTCTAGTACACCACTATCGCTAGGAGTTTCACCAAACAAATTGTCTACAAGCTGTCTAGATAATTGTGCATATATTCTAGACTCTAGGTTCCTTATAAACCTTGCAAGTGTTGTGTTCTCTTTATCTCTTTCTATCTCATCTTGAAGTGCTTTTATTTCTGCCTTCAAAGCTTCTTTACGATTGAACTCTTGGTTCTGTATTGTAAGGTAATGTGAAGATGAATTAATACCACTAAAGCTAGGACTTTTAAACTTGAATACTATTTCGTCTGCTCTTAATACACTTATCATAAATAACAATACAAAAATAGTTATTACGGGTATCTCAAACTTAATCTTTTCTTTTATCATCTCTTTTAGCTTTTGAAATTTTAGCAGTGTCAATTAACTGTGGCACTCCTAATATAGTTTTAATCATAGTGTCTTGTCTAATAATTTCATTATCAAGACTTCTTACTCTATCTATTAATGCAACAAGTATGCCATGTTGCGTATCTAACTTTACACCTAGTCTCTCTTCTATAGCTGCTATCTGTGCTTCTACTTTTGCATCAACAGCATCTAGCTTTGCCTCCATACCATCAACAATACGTATGACTAACTTATAAATAAACCAACCAAGACCTACTGCTGCTGCTATAGGAAAACCAACTTCTTGAATAAAGACTACTACTTGTTCCATTAGTCTTTAGAAGTGTTAGAAGCTCCAAAGTAAAACGATATAACAGCACTTGCTAAACCACCAAGATAACCTAGTACAAGGTTTATAAGAGCTTCAGAGTTCTGCTCTGGTGGTTGTAAAGTAACAAGGAATATATATCCTAAGAATCCACCTACAGTAGCTATACCCATAATACGTGCAGTCCAATCTTTACTAAAGTTCTTTCTAGCATCTTGAGCATCTAGTGTTTCTAATTTAAATATATCTACATCTAGCTCTTTCATCTGAACTTCAAAAGCTTGTTCAGCTTTTTTAAGTTCTAGCATTTGTTCAGGTGTAGCTTCAGCTATAGCTTTCTCTATTGACTTAGGATTGTTAGGAACTCCTAATACATCAGCTATCATGTTTGCTGCCATTCCTCCCATTGGACCACCTAATGCAGTTCCTAAAGTAGGTGCAACAGCTCCAACTATATTTTTTAATACGTTCTTCATTCTATATCCTCGTAAACTTTCGTTAATAAATTTTCAAATAAAATTCTAAAGTCTTCTAAAGCAACAAAACCCATTTTATTATTTCCTTGAAAAAGACAATATTCTCGGTAGCTTTCTTCTAATTGCTTTTCAGTGTATAGAAGCATCCTCTTCTCCTAAAACTATTTTCTGCAACTCTACACTACGTCTACCTACTTGTTTAAACCAACGACTATCTTCCATCTCTACAGCCATCTTTTTCCAGTCATGGTCTCTACAAGCTTTCAACATGTTTCTAAACTTTGAAAGTCTTGAACCTCCTAGGTTAAAACACATATTTACTAACACTCTTTGTATAGGCTCTGGAAGCTTTTCAAAGTCTTCCTCGCTACCAAAGACATGTATAGCTTCCTTGTAGTGCTTTTTAAAGTCATCCTCGTAATACATATCTACAACTTCTTGTGATACTTTAGTACCAACTTCCCAATCATATTCAGGGTCGTTAGGCTGGCAAAGGTGTCCAACTCCTAAAGTTTTATAGCCTAGACTATCCATATAAATTTCTAACACTTCACCTTCGTGTCGCTTTATTTCTTGCTTACATAGTTCTACATTCATTTTATTATTTTTCTTGAAAAACATTTAATCCTAATTCCTCCATCTGTGCTGAGTAAGGTTGTCCTGTAAACGGGTCAACTCTATCTGCTGGGTTTTCTTTTGTGTAAGGTACGTCTTCACCCTTTACTATTCCACCTTCAACTTTTTTTTGTCTTTCTTCAAACCTTTTTAAACCTTCAGCACTTAACTTGTCTTCAAGCTCTTGAAGTTTTCCTGTATAAAGTTCCCATTCAGCATTTAAAGTTATGAGTTCAGATTCAAGTTCTATTATTCTTTCATCTCTTTGTTTTGCAGTTATTCTACCTCTTTTAAAATCTTTTTCTGCTTGTTTTGTTTTTTTCTGAATACCAGATAGTTCTCTCTCATAGTTTGCTAATTTAACTCTTTTATTTATTCTAGCATCTTGAGGTCTAACTCTAAAACCAAAACCATAAGCTAATGCTAAGAAAGGAGTATCTTTAGTAACATATTCAGAACCGGGTACTAATTCACTTACTTCTTCACCTGCTTCAATTCTACTAGCTCTTTGTATTTTTTTAGTAGCAAAAGTTTCTGGTAATCCGGGTATATTAGGTATCTGACCTTTACCGTAATGCTTTAATATTGCTCCAGTGCTTTCTGTATCAACTCCCATATCTTCTAAGTTTTGTCCTGTAAAAGGGTCTACTTTAAAAAATACATTAGATATTAAATCTACATACAAACCACCGGGCTGTAAAGTAGCTGGTAGTCCCGGAAAACCTACAGGACCTTCTCTACCTTCAAAAATATCTCCACCCGGAATCCAACGACTTGCATCAAAATATAAAGCATTACCATTCTTATCATCTACTGGAAGTCTAATATTTGTGTAAGGCATAGCATCTCCAACAATAGGAACACCACCAAATAATTTTTTATTATACGCATCTCTAACTGTCAACCTATCTATATCTTCTCCATATTTATCATCAGCTAAATATGTAAAACCTTCGTTCATACCATAACCTAACGCAGCCCATTTAGCAAACTTATGAGGTCTGAGAGCTGCTGCTTCAGCTAATAAAGGTATTACTCTATAGGTATAACTTATAAAAGGTACCGCAGTTCTTTTTAATCCTTGTATAAAAGGAGCATTAATATCATAATCAATAAACCATTTACGTGCTTCTAAAGCTGAGTCAGACCTTGAAAAACCTTTGTCAAGTCTGTCCATATAAACACCCATTCTAAATATCTGGTCTTCAAGTTGATATAATCTTTCCATTTTTTCAGGAGTCCATTTAGCACCATACTTAATAACATCACCTGTTTTACCAAAAATTCCTAAACCAAAACTTTGTTCATTTTGAATTTTTAATAAACTTCTTTCTATTTCAGTTGCTGATTCTCTTAACTCTTTACTCATTAAATCAACATCAAATATACCATCTATTTTTGCTTGTCTATGTAATGCAGATTTAGGGTCTGACATTTCTTTGATTCCTTTGATAACATATTTAAAATCTGTATCAGCAAAATCTAGTAACATTACGTTAGAAGCTGTGTTACCTACGTGAGTTGAAGGACTCCAAGCTGTTTTAGTTTTTTTCCAAATTGTTTGTAATCTATCAAATACTTTTAAGTATTCTCTAGCTTTATCAACATTACTAAAACCATACATATGTTTTATATCTTTAATAACATCTTTGTCTACATATTTACCGCTAAGTTCACCATACTTTAATTTTTTAGTGTCTTTAACTCTACTACTAGGCATAATTTCAAAACGTGCTTGTTCACTTGGAGTTAAAATTTTCCAGTCTGCTTCATCTAACACAAACTTTTTATTATCAGCTAGGTCATCAAAAAATCTAGCACTAGCTATATCGTTTGCAAATAATCTTCCTGTCTCTACTATAGCATATGAAGCATTTTCAACTTCTTCCAAATCTTTTCTTTCTTGTTTTGTATACTGTCTTCTTACTTTAACTTTACCACCTTTTAATTCTTCTAAAATTTCCCAACCTTCTTTCTTCCAATTGTTTTTAGGATTGTTAAAAGCTTTTAAAGTAATAGTTTCAATCTTACCTCTTGGCTTTAATTCATCTCCTATAAGTCTAATTTGTTTACTATTTTCATATATTGTTTTGTTATCAGATTTTTTAGGTTTTAAATAAGTTCTTTTAATATAAGTATCTATATTTTTATTAAATACTTTTTCACTTAATAAACCTTTGTCTACTAATTCTTGTCCGTATTTAATTAAAAGTGTTCT